ACTTCCACTCGTCAATGAAATACTTATGTCATTTATTCTATCATTCAAGGATCTTTGATATTTATGTAAAAAATCTGTAACTTTCATTTAATAATTAGAAACCGTATTTATCCATAATTACTGCTCTTGCCGCATCACGAGAAAGTCCACTTCGCATAAGATTGTCTAGATCTTTTTTAAATATTTCGTTTATACCACCAATACCTTGGTTCTGGTTTTGACTTATAACTTCTTTTTTTACTGGACTAGGAGAACGATCTATGAGTTTAATTTCATCTCCAAAAGGCGTAAAACCAATATTGTCTTCCATGTCTCTTCTGTTTTCTTCAGGAAGCACACTTGCAATACCCAACATGTCTGGTCTTTGTTGTGGTGTTCTTGTTACCTCAAAATCTGAAATAAATGATGGGCGACCTCCAGGCATTGGATCTTGATTTATAGCATCTTGCACTGGTTTTGGATAATCAAAAATACTTGTAATTCCTGCTTTAATACTATTAATTACATCAGATAAATTAAATCCTAAAACATTTGCATCTGTGGTGCCTGCTCTTTCAGTCGTTCCTCCTGCTTCTTGATCTTTTAAAAATTGTTGATACCTTTCATCTCCTTCTGGTAAACCAGGTGAAGAAACAATAGAGCTAAGACCAGGAACGATGTTTCTAAAAAAACTAGCTATGCCTCCTTCCATTGGTTTAACTTCACCCATAACAGTAGGTGCTCCAACAACATAATCTCTTGGTTGATAAAGTTGTCCTCTAGTTCTTGGATTCTGAGAACGACCACCAATTGCTTGGTTATAACGCAAATCCATAACGTCTGATATGCCTTGACCTCCTAAAATATTTGTATAGTCAACATTCTCTGCTCCAAATAATTTAGAAAAAATAGATTCTGGATAAGGATTAGTAGCAGTTCCACCTCTCGCTATATTATACATAAAAGCATCCCCAAACATGCCACCAGGCATTGGATCTGCATCCATATTTATACGAGAAGTGTCCGTAATATTTGTTCCGGGATAAGTTGTTGTAATATTTTCTGACCCTATAATATTAGAAGGACCACTTGAAAAAGTTGAATCATTATAATCTTCTGGAGTGTTTGAAAACCCTATTTCATCAGCGTAGGTTCCAGTGCCAGCTTGACTAACGTCTAGTTCCATTAACGAACCCCTCTAAATTGTGTGCCTTGGATAGCGAGACCCCCACCACGAGACTTTTTAATTACACCTCTACCAATAAGAACATCTTTTTTTGTTACTTTGCCGTCACCACTTAAATCTGGAAAACCACCACCTTCTTTTCTTTTATTTGGTAGTCTTCCTATAAATTCCTCTTTTCTTTTATTTGGTAGTCTTCCTATAAATTCCTCTTTTCTATCTCCTTTTAGTGGTGAATCTTGTTTTTTAGATTTTTCATTTTTTTCGTTGCTACCACCCATTTTCATTTTTTTACCACGCATTGCTGATTTCGGAGGTTTAGGTTTATATGCTGGATTTGGTTTAACTAAAAATGTTTTTCCATCAATGTTTTTTAGTTTTTCACCCTCACTTGTTTTTAATACACCTTTAAACGGAGTTACCATTTCTTTTGGCTGATTTAAATTGCGTTCAGATTTTGCTGGTCTTGGCATTGCTTGTCTTTTTCGCACAGGCCCACCACGCATCATTTTCTTACCTTTAGTAGCACCTGCTATTCTGTCTGCTTGAGTTGGTTTTGGATTATTGTCTATACCAGCTTTGACACTCAACATTCCAAATTCAGTAGCACCACCTTTTTTATATCCTGGTTGTTTTGCTTCTTTTTTTTGTTTCGCTGCTTCTTTATAATATTTTTTCATAAACTCAGGAACTTTTGAACCATGTGGAGGTTCCTTGCCTTTAATTACAGAGTCAAGTTTTTCTTTTTTTACTTTAGCTTTGGTAAATTTTCCATTTTTTGCTTTATTCATTGTGCTCTCCAATACGGAAGACCCCCCGTCTTTAAGTTTTCTTCCTTTGTTAACTAAACTCTTCGCTTTATTATATGACAAACCCATATCTTTTGCAAACTGCCTAATTCTTGCCATGTGTTCTCCTTATTGCTTCTTTGCCTTTTTTAAATATACTTGCTACTTTTGTCTTACCCATCACTTTTGCTCTTTGTTCACCGACTGTAAGTATTTGTATCTTTCTCGCAAACGGTTTGTTGACTTTTTTAACTTTTGCAACCGTTGCTCTGGCATCCGCCTCTGTAGCAAACTTAATACCAACCGTGTCTTTAGGGTTCTCATCCGTATATAAGCGTCTACCAGAACCTTTCGGCTTCTTTCCAGTTCCAACTTTAGGATCTTTTCTTGCCATTTTTTAACACACTCTTTAATACTTTAGCTTGTTTAGCATGAGACTTAGATGCTTTTTGCAAACCCTTCATAACTTTTTTTACTTTATTAACTTTATTAACTTTATTAACTCCACCATATACTTTTTTCTTACCTAGTAATTTATCTTGTATAAGATTAATTTGTTTCACAGCTTCACGAACACTAATCATACCTTGTCTTGCTAACACACCAAGATTTTTAACTTGAGCCGCCATTGCTTTTTTGCCACCATTTATCTTGGTTACTTTACCCTTAGATGCTTTAATTGGTTTTATTTTATTTTTTTTATTCACTGTATGTATCCTTAAATGTCTAAATAAATCCTGCAATTTTATTTTTTTCTTAGCATCTTGGCTGCTTGACCAACGCCTTTAATTCCAAATGACGCTGATATGGCAATAAATAATAAATACTGATACCATTCTGGTAAAGTAGATAATACTTCAAAACCTTTATGCACATGCTCTCTCATACCAGGAATAAAAACTAAAATCGCTGGTGTCAATAGCACAACTAAAGCAAATTCGTCTTTCCAACTATTGTCTGTTGCCTCTGCCATTTTACCTTCCCACTCAACTTCGCCAGTTGCAACTTTTTCTGCAACTGTTGCACGAGCTTTGGCTTCTGCAACTTTAGCTTGTCCCTCTGCTTTTGTTTTTTCTACTTTGTTCTCTAACCATGTTCCAGCTAAATTAGCTATTGGTCCTAAAAATTGAAACATTTTTATATTTTTCTCTTTATATTTTTTTGTAAATGTTTTGGTGTTTTTTTTGTTTTAAATACCGCATCGTGAAATTTTGGTTTTTGAGTTACTTTTGATTTTTGTTTTCCTAGATTGCGTAATTTATCTTTTCTTTTTTGATGAGCAGTCATTTGATCTCTATTTGTTTTTTTAACAGATTTTTTAGGAAAAGGATTAATTACTTTCCCAACTGCCACACCTTCACTCTTTTTACTTTTTTGCACCAATCCATTTTTTTTAGTAAAATTTCTACCTTCTTTTTTTGCTTTATTAGTCCTTTTAACCGCATCAGCTATTTTATCACCAAGAAAATTAGGCAAAGGTCTTTTGGTAGGCGTTAAAGGTCTTTTGGTAGGCGTTAAAGGTCTTTTGGTAGGCGTTAAAGTTTTTTTGTTACGAGTTTTATCAACAAACTCAACTTTTGTTTTTTTGCCAGTATTTTTTTCTTTCATGTATTGTTTTGCCATAACACCCTTCTTTACATACACAAATCTTCATACTTAGTTGTATGAACTCTATGCTTTGATAAATCTCCATGTTTATTTGTAAATAGTTTTCTAAACCAATTCATCACTTTAACACCTCGTTTAATCCGAATACTTCCAGTATCATAAAAGTAAAAAACAATAGCAATACCCCACCTGCAATTAATTTTCCACTAAAATTAGAAGAAGCAATTCTTGTTGCGACTAATTCATTTCCCAAAATGCGTAACACAATTTCAAATGAATGATCATTTATACTTACTGAAACTGGTTTTTTGTCTTCTTTTTTATCCATGTTTACTTTCTCTATAAAGATACGCTAATAAAACCACAAAACCAATAACTGTGCAAAATAAAAATGTCCACCCTATATATTCTAGTATTTGTTGACGAAGTTTTTGACGATCATAAATTTCTTTCTGCCTACGTTTCCTTATATCTCCCTCCATTTTTAAAACGTCCTCCCAAGCGTTAGGGCCGTATGTCAAATTTAAAAATGTTTTCATTTCTTGTCTTTGTTTTTGCATTTTTTTCTTAGCAACTACAGCTTCAATGGCACTTGCCTCTAATGAATTGCCTTTAAAGATTCTTTGTAAATAAGACGGGTTCTGTGCGGTCTTGGCTGCATGATCAATGTCACTTGACGCACCCATCCATCTTGATAAATCTTTACCCATAGACTCTATGTCACGCCCAACAGCAAATCCAGCCTTTAATGCTCCAAAAGCTTTACTCGCGGCAGTAAGAGCGAGACCAATTGTTGCTGGATCCATTTAATTAATTCCTTTTTAATGCCGCCTGCGTATTTATTCTATAAATATTTACATCATTACGGTCTTCTGCAATTTGTTCTTGTGTTTTAGTCCTTTGTTGTGCCAATTCATACGCTTGTTGCAGTTTTGCTTGGTCAACTTGAAAACTCATCATGTCATTCATAGATTTTCTTTGTATTTCTGCCGTATCATTCTCTAATTCTTTCTGTCTTATATCAACTAGAGGGTCTGGTTTCTGTGCAGGTTCTATCATAGGCATAATTTCTTTTAATATTTCGCCAATTTGTTGTGATATAGCCGCTTCAATAGCTTCTGGTGCTATTTGTGGCACTTGTTCACCTCTTGCAACAGCTTCTTCTATAGATTTTTGAAAAAATTTAGTCACTTGGTCTCTTGCTAACATGCCTATGTGTTCTTGAACATGAGATTGAAGCAAAGCATACCCTTGTGGATTAGTTTGTGAAGCTAAATTAGACAAAAATACAGCATGAGCCATCAAATGTGCTTCATGATCTTGTTGTGGAAACGCTTGTAAAGCCATTCCTTTAATAGAATTAGCGTTTTCCGTAGCAGGATCCACGGGTGCAGGAGGTTGTGGAGCAGGTAAAATGCTATCTATGTTTTTAACATCTAACGCATCATACATTCTTCGGTATGCTTCGTATTGATTATGCAATTGTGGTGCTGCTTGTGCTAATTGAAGTTGTGTTTGTGCCAATGATAACCTTTGAGACATAGAAAATATGTTTGGATCACTAACTGGCAGTATGTCAATTCGACCATCAAAGTCTTGTTGCATAACTTCTGGTGCAACATTGCCTACAAAGTAAGGATAAGGAACAGGGTTTTCAGCAAAAATTTCGCTTAACATACGAAACTCTTGCTTTTGTCCATAATGTAATCTCTTGTGTATACTTGAAATTATTTTAGATCCCTGCTCAATCAATGCAACAGTCGTTCCAACTGGTGCTTGTGAGTTAACATCTGCTACTTTTGCATCTGCCACTTGTGCAAATCGTCTACCAGAATCTACAACAACTCCTAGTAATTGTGCTAATGTCCCTGATGGTTCTTTATATGGCAATGGGATGATTGAGTTTTTAAGGTCGCCTCCTGGGACATCAATATCCCTGAACTCGCCAGGGTTAAGAGGCTCGTCATCATTACGAATACGAACACCCCTCGCTTTGAAACCTGCTGGTAAATTTGATAAAGTACCTGCATCTATTAACTGCCTAAGAATAGAAGTTGCGGCCCGAGACAATCCACCGATAGTGTGTAACAGCCCAAAGCCATAAAAACCAAATCCGGGTAAAAATTTGAAATGTACAAAATACTGCCTCTTTCTTCTTAATTGATCTTGCTCTCTATAGTTTCTAACCACTGAAAGAACTTTACTTGAATTTTGATCAACGGTAACAATATAAGGGAGCATAACACCTGAAGGCTGCCCTTCAGAATCCATATCTTCAAAGCCCTCCAAATCCAAATCCACATGGACTTCCAATAAGGTATATACATCATCAGAATAATTTGGATGTAATCCTTGAAGCTCATCAGCTGTTTCTTGGATTGCTCCTTCATCTTCTCCAATGTTTGTAGTAGATAATTCAACATCTTTATATACACCTGCTACTTGTAGTTTACGAATATCATTATACGTCATTCGCACCATGTGTGTAACCCTCTCTGCTGTTCTTATGTCAGAAGCAGAATAAGGAACAATTAAATCTTCTGCGGGTACAAATTTAGAAACGGCTCTTTGTTTTGTTGGATCAAAATAAACCTTTTTAAAAGTAGAACCAGTAAGTGGTAGATAAAATAACATTTGATCAGTGTCTGGATCATACTCTTCCATAACTTCTGTAATCTGATAATTCATAAAATCTTTTATTCTTTGTGCTTGATCCTCTGTTTCTTTTGTCGGCACTCCCAATATATTTGTTTTTATTGGACCTCCACTCGGTAACATTTCTTTATAAGCTTGAGATTGAAACTGGGTTACTGCCTCACTCAACAATGGATGAGTTACCCCTGTTGCACCTAAGAATGGTTCACTTCTATCTTCATAATTAATACCAAGTAAATTAAGTCCTTTAGAAATAGCTTCTTCCCAATCTTGTCTTGTATCTAAATCCTCACGAACTTTGCCTTGTAAATCTGAAGCAAGTTCATCTAACACGGAGTCATCTAAAACTTCTGCTAAATTAGCATCATGATTGTATGGCTCTGCCATAACTTCCATTTGTTGACCATCATCTAATTCAATACCGTCTGGTAATTGTTCTTCTAAACTCATTGGCATTTCTATTTGTAGACTGTCCTCTTCTGGTTGTAAAATGTCCGTGCCTCCCGGACCAGTGTCCTTCTCAACCATACCTGCTATTTGTCTTGGATCTTCTGCCATTATGTTATCCTCGTAGTTCTTTTTTTATTTGGAAGCATCCTATCTGAAAATCTATTTGTTACAGTATAGCCACCCTTATACATCTTTTTATCTTTTTTCTTTAATTCTTTTTCAATTATTTTTTTAAAAGCTTTGTCCATTCTTGATTGTAATTGGTCTAATCGGCTAAATTCTTTTGCTATACCAGATTTTATTTTAACATCAAATTTCTTTTTATTTGTCATTAATAGGTACCCTTAAAAGTGCCGCCTCTGTTTTTCATCACAACACCACCTGTTTTTAATAACTTTAACTGTATCTCTTTTACTTTTGGCTTCTTTATTTTTTTTCTCATCGGAGGTTTACTTTTTCCAAAATATTTACCAGGCGTTCTTTGACCACGCTTCTCTAACTCTGCGTAAGTTCTTCTTTTATCCTCTTCGTCTGAAATTGCTTTAACAATAGGTTTATTCTTTTTTATTTTATTTCCTCCACCAAATCTTTTTTTCTTTGGAGGTTTATTGTATGTAGCAGATAAAGATGTAAGAAAATCTATTATGAGAGGTTCTTTAATCTGCATCTCTTTTCTTTTTTCAGCTCCTACAAGATCATCTAATACATGTCTTCCTGTAAACTTTACTACTTTTCCAGGTGCTTTCTTTTTTCTTCCAGCCATTAGAATACTCCTTTAAATGTTCCGCCACGATTTCTCATAACACCGCCCATGTTCATTTTTTTCCCTATTTCTTTAATGACTTTTTCCATACCTTTTTTATCTTTAATATCAATCGGTGGTCTGGTCTTTGATTTACCTCGTTGTGCATCCAACAAAATTTTCTTCATTTCTTTTAAGCCTTCAAGCATTTGTTTTTTATTAGCCATTAGTATACTCCTTAATAATACTCCCTAGATTTTTTAGGAAACCAGTCTTCACCAATCTCCTCACCTTGCAGTGATATAAAACCACCTTGTCTAAATCGCATCAGTGCCATCGTCATACTATCGCAGTAATCATCATGATCACCATTCGGAAAGGATGCAACCTCTTCAATAACATCTTCTGCGAATCTCTCTCCAACAGGATACCACACTTTTCCCGATTCAAAAATAGGGGATACCATGTGCATCCTCGTGGTTTTGTCTAAGTTACCCGCCTTCCGTCTACCCGGACTAAAAGTTAATACAGGTAGATTTAACAATCTTAATTCATCTGCCAACGGTTGTCCACTCGCTTTCGCCTCAATCAACATCATATCTGGTTCCCAGTATTCATTTTCCTCTAACGCTATTTCTTTTAACTCTGGAAAATTCCAACGTCCCTTTTTCGCATCTAACATAATCAAATGCTGTTCGCCATTCGCTTTTGGCTCAAATACACCCCAAGTCGTAATTGCTGAATAGTCGGCAGTCTCTTTTTTAGAATAAGCCGTATCGTAACTTTGAATAATGTAATCAAGTTTCGGTATCTCTTCTTCTTCCCACTCGTTCCACCATTCACGCTTCACCATCGCTGTTTCTTCGGAAGTCGGATTCTGTTGCCACTGAGCATTCCACTTCATTGGTGACAATGACGCTTTAACTTTTAACAGCTCGTCCTTGTTCCAAAATTCGGGCCACAATAATTTATCGTCTGGAAGTATCGCTGGAAATTCTATAATATCCCACTGGTCTGCCATAGTGTCTTTCGCCATGGCTTGTAATAAACGACCAGTCAAATCTTTCTTCGACCATCTCGTTTGCACAATAATGATGGTTCCCCCAGGTTGTAATCTCTGCCGTGGACCAGATGTGTACCACTCATAAGTATTGTCATAAGCAACCGAGGATAGTGCATCTTGCTCAGAATGTGGATCGTCAATGATTAATAAATCTGCACCACGACCAGTCATTGCAGCACCCACCCCTGCAGCAAAGTATTCCCCACCAGCACTTGTTTCCCATCGACCAGCTGCTTGGCTATCCTGTTTCAGATCCGTGTTTGGGAAAATCTCGCCATAGATGGGGTCAGCGATTAGGTCACGAACCTTTCTTCCAAATCTTACCGCAAGTTCCGTGTTCATTGTAGCCTGTATTATTTTTAATTTCGGATTACGGCCCAGGAACCAGGAAGGCATGAGATAAGATGCCATTTCAGATTTAGAATGTCTGGGTGGCATGTTGACGATTAATCTTTTTAGTTTACCGTCTGCAATCGCTTCAAGTTTTTCAGAAATAAGTTTATGATGTCGCCCAACGATAAAACCTTCATACACATGGTCAGCGTATGCTAAGAATTTTTTTTGAGCGTTTTCTCTAGTCTCTAGTTTTTTTCTTTGTTCTTCAAGAAGTAATACTTCCTGTAACACTTCATTAGGTAAAGCATTTAAGTTCATAGTCCGAATGATAATATATTTAAATGAATTTATCAAACAGTGTTATGTAGTATGTGTAAGTAACACCATTACCCCCTATTTTACCCCTCCCCCCTCTTAGTAATTAAAAACTATTTTCCTTTTCGTTAAAGTAACCCCATTCCATTCTTTAAAAGAATTGAAACTCGCAAACTCGTTCCAATTCTTTTCTCTCGCCTTTTTTAAAGTTGCAAATCCCTTTTTTTCCTATATAATAAAAGGACATTAACAAAGGAGATTGTTATGAATAATTTAAAAAATAATCTTATTAATAGTAAGATTGATGTGGACATTCCAAAGGAATGGGTGTCCTTAAATGGTCAATATGATGTAACGCCAAAATTTGGTTTTAATGGGTTTCAAATCTTCGTTTGCGATGATGCAACCCGTGATGCTGAAGGTCTTTGGAATAAGTATTCTGTTACTAATGCAGAAGAATATGCAGAGGGCAATGCTTTACTTCATACAAATAATTGGGATGAAGTTCTCAAGTTTGTAAACAACAAACAGAAGTTATAAAAATTCCTAATTCTTTAGGGTTCATAATCCGTGCTTTTTAGCACGGATTTTTTTTGTTCTTTTTTTAAAAGAATTGAAAATCGCAGAGCGACCATTCCACTTCGTTCCATTTTTTCAATTCTTTTCCCTCGCCTTTTTTAGAGTTGCAAATCCTATTTTTTCCTATAAACTATAAAGATAATAAATTAATGGAGATATGTTATGATAAAATTAGATAAAAAATATAAAGTTACTTATGCAATTGATTACATAGATACAAATCCAACTATCAAATATTTTGATTTATGGGACGAAATGCAAGATTGGATTGCAGAGGAAGTTGCAAACAGAGTTCAATGGTCTGTTGACCATAGTCCATATAGTATTAGTGAAAAGGAACTTGAAGAACTTGAAGAAATGGAACATTCACTCATAAAAATAAAAGAATTAGAATAAAACAAAAAACATATTAATTAAAAGGAGGGAATTTTTTAATTCCCTTTTTTTATTCTTAAAAGAATTGAAACTCGCAAACTCGTCTCAATTCTTTTCCCTCGCCTTTTTTAGAGTTGCAAATCTTATTTTTTATAACTTTTTTCTTGACCATTATCCCATAATATCCTATATTTAAAGAATGAAAGGAGGTGATAATATGTCAGAAGCACAAGCAAACTTCATACTTAAATTGCAAAATGATTATAAGTTCTTCAAAGATATGTTAAAGTCTTTAGAGAAACAAAAGAAAACGCCAGGCAATGGTTTTGCAAAAATGAAGTGTAAAGAGAAGATTGCAGAGTTAGAAACGTTTTTTAAAAATGCAGAATACTTGCGATATTAAATGACAAAGCATAGTTTCCACAACCAAGGAAAGAAAAAGGGAGAGTTTCGGCTTTCCTTTTTTTTATTTTATTCTTAAAAGAATTGAAAATCGCAGAGCGACCATTCCACTTCGTTTCATTTTTTCAATTCTTTTTCCTGGCATTTTTAGAGTTGCAATTCCGTCTTAATCGTCCTGGTCGTCTTAATCGTCCTGGTTCGTCAAACTCGCAAAAGTTCGCAGACTCACCTTTGCGAGAGAAATGTTTTTTTAAGGTTGCAGTTCTTAGAAAATCCTATATACTATAAAGATAATAATTTAAAGGAGATATTTATTATGGAATTAGAAAAAATTCATATTTCAAAAGGTTTTTTTAAAATGGAGGAAATAGACAGTATTTCCACAGATACAACACAAAACGATTATTGTTTAAAACAAGCAAAAAATAAAAATTCTATTTGTTTTAAATGTTATTCTTTTAAAGCTTTGAATTATAAAAAAAGTCTTTTAAATGTTTTAGATAAAAATAGCCGTTTATTAAGTCAAAATTTAATTTCTAATAACTTATTACCAACAATTTATAAATTATATTTTAGATTTAATTCGCATGGGGAATTAATTAATTTAATACATTTAGAAAATTTGATTAATATAGTTAATAAAAACCCTCAGACAACTTTTACATTATGGTCTAAAAGATTTGATTTAATAAAAGAATTTTTTGACAAAAACAAAAAACCTAAAAATTTAATTTTAGTTTATTCAAATAGCAAATTAAACAAACCCCTTGAAAAACTACCGAAATATTTTGATAAAACTTTTAATAATATTACAAAAGATAAAGTTGAAGATTTTAAAATAAATTGTTTTCAAAAATGTAAAGATTGCTTAGTTTGTTACACTCATAACAATATAAAAACTATTATTGAAAAGATTAAATAAAAAAAAGAGAGAGAGTTTAACTCTCTCTTTAATTTATCTTTTTTCCCTAGACAGAATAAGAACGCAGACAATTAAAGAACGCAAACTTTTTGATTGGCAATTCTCAAACACTCTTCCAATGAACCACGAACCAAAAGACCTTTTTCTTCAGACAAAGAAAAATTGCAAAGACCTTTAGACGCACAAAAATTGCAGATAATACCACCATCAAATAAAAATAGGTCAAAGGTCAAAGGACACCGAACCAAGATAAAAGAAATGTAATTATTGGCTTTTATTCTTAAATGTATTGAAATTTGGGATTTTTCTATAGTTATCCTATTTCTTTTTATGGGTGATTTTAATTCAATAAACAAGGG